CGTGTAAGTCTAAAGATGAAGTGTATGATATCGTAAAAGCCATCTATGAAAATGGTGTACCGTACAATCTTAAGACTAATAAGTTTGATAATAACGTACTTTCTTCTATTGAGTCTGACGTTGTTGTTATGCAGTCTATTGCTAAGATTGTATCCATCATGGTTACGGCAAACCAATGCTTGGTACAAGAACCGATTCTTAATACATACTCTAACAAATCGATTGAAGATATTTAAATTATATAAGATTACTAACGTATTATATAAAAGGGTAGTCTGTGAAGACTACCCTTGATAAATACTTTTTCTCGGAAAGAGGTGATGATTTACAATGAAGATGACATTACTAGATTATATCAAAAACCCATCTGGTGATAGCACCATGACACAAAGAGGATTATATCAAAACTTCTATGCAAAGAAGTTTGATGCTCTTTTGTTACGGGAAAATGGAAGACTAGATCATACTCTCTATAACAATGGAGATGAATATCTTATTCATTTTAAAATACCATCTGAGACTATAGAGAACTTCTACTATGACGTAGTTTTCCAGTTTATACCAAAGGACAATAATGCTAGATCTAGTCCGAATTTGAATAATTATTATACGAAATTCTTCTCTAATGACCCAGCATTCATTTTCACCTATGCACATGTGTTTCTTAAAGAAGGATTACTCGTAGACGATCTTGCTAGTAAAATTGGTGCAAAAGCAACTAAAGAAGCTCCTAAGGAAACAAACCCTAAGAAGATAATCGGTTATGTGAAAACGTTCTACTTTGCATATCTGTTTATGAAAGCTAAAGGCTTGTTTAATAAGGTAGTATTTCGTGGTAATGGTAAGAAGTATTTTAAAACTCCATTTGTCTTATCTATAGAAAGTGCTCAGTCTAAAGTAGATAAGAGAATAGAGTTACAGAAAGAGAAATCTAAGTGTAGTCGAATAGAAAGAACACTCAAAAATACTACAGCTCCGAATAGAAAGATTGCCGGAACTCATATTGCTTCAACACGAAGGGTATCTACTACTAAGAGTATCAGAAGTGTACGAAAAACAAAGCTTAGTAAACGAAAATAGCATTATATATTATATATATGATTCAATTAAGGAGGGTTATTATTATGGACAATTTACAACAACTATATCGCAAAGTGGAAAAGACACCGGTAATTCCGATAGATACATGGCATCCAGAATGCCCTGAGGATGAGATCTTTAAAGAAGTCAAAGGTGCAATATGTCTTCCAGTAAGCGAATATTATGGTATAAAGGATAACCCACAATTTGATTATTTTATTCTAACAACAAAGAGGTGCTATAATGCAGATGATATGAGAAATCATATCACGCAATATTTAAACTATTTTGAAAAATTCTATGATACTGAGCATGAATTGCTTGCAGTATATTATCAACTTAAGTATCTGATTGACTATGAAGAATCATATAATGAGAAAGCATTAGCTCATGATATTAAGACGTACATTCTTAATAGCCGTATTGGTCTTAGAGTTAGATTAATGAACATCGACAATTACAATCTGGATTTGAGTTATCGTAATAACAAGAACCCAGGTTTGCAATATACAAATAAACATGGTATGATTCTTATGGAATTATCTGTATTCCAGAATATGATTATACCAATCTTGACTCACTTTATCTTTGTAAAAAAGATTAAGACAATCAAGTTTTTCTTGCTTAAGATGTTTCAGCTTATCGTAGATATCTATGACAGTGTAGATATCATTAATAAGCTATATGAAACGACATTGAGCACTGTTTCTAAGAATGCTGTTGCCCATAGCAGATTGTGGAATATGCAGCCTATTCGTGGTAAGAATGTAACCACTCATTCTATTCAGACTGTAACGAATATTCTGTTACAGATCTCCCCGAAATACACATATGATAAGAATATCATCCATTTCAATTATAAGAGTATCATCAAATCCACATCGTATCAAGTAATTGATATTGGATATGAATATATTCTTAAACAGTTGTCTTCATCTAAGCGTGATGAAGATAACAACAGTGAATTTGATAAGTATGAAGCTCATCTGATTAAACATGATGAGTCTTTATATATTCAAAATAAAGTAAACTCAGAAACATCCATGAAACAAATTGAAATCATGTTTGGACCTTTCTCTGATGCTGAAATTGATTTCTATATTAAGGAGTTGACTAGAGACAAAAAACAAGTCATCGTAGACTTCCAGAAGAATCTAATTTTCAATCTGTTTTATAAGTATTTTGGTGATACTAGAAGCATCAATGCAATTAATGCTAGATCTTATATCAAGCTTATCATTGCCGCAAAGAGAATGCTTTTAGCAAATAATATGAGACTTCTTCCATATCTTTTATCCGGAAGGATTACACGGTTAGTCAACCGAGTTACCATCAACAAGAAAGACTTAACCAAGATCGAAGCTTCTCCATATTATCCTATTATTGCAAACAAGTATAGAAATGCTAAAATTTCTAAACACATATTCTCCATCATAGCCACAGTACTTTCTAGCAAATTCCAATATATAGACTATGATGCTCAAATGGAATATGAACAAAAGATAGCAAATGCAAAATTCATTACACCAAGAATGAGAGAAAGATGGGATGCAGAAAACTTCAATGGTAAGAATATTGAAATCATCCCAGAGTTTGTTTGTGAAGAGATTCTCATGTATACACTTTTAATCTAGTTTATATGGTAAGTGGAAGTAATTCCACTTACCTATTTAATATATCATTTTAAGGAGTTGATCAAATCATGTTTATCAAAATTAAATTCGATATAAAATCGAAATCCGAAGCATTCTTAAGCAAAACTGTAAGTACGCTAATCACACAAGAGTTTGTTGGTGTTGTTAGCTACGATCTCTCAGTAAGTACTGATGTCGTAACAGCTACAAGTATTGTTAAGGTATTAAACGCTGTTAATGCAAGTACAATATTTCCTGAATATACAATGCTAGATAGACTTATAAATGAAATAATAAAATCTTCAGGATTGGTTCCCTCAAGACCATTACGAGACTCTGAGTTTTCAATTATCACTGTATCAGATGCAATAGTTGAAGTTGATAGACTTTTAGGAATTAATACGGTCCAATTAGACTATACTGAAGCATTAAACGCAATAGGTCTCGGATCTTCAGCATTATATCACACGTATAGATTAATGTTTCCATATCAAATCGCTCATGGTAACCATGTAGAGTATATGAATGATAAATTGCAGAAAAGAATATATGCTAATCTTACAGCAATAATGTCAGATATGACAAAGCGTGTGTCTCATGATAATATTAAAAACAAGGTTAAGAAACTGCTGAAAAGTGCTGGATATAAGTATCCAGATAAAAATCATAAGTTTGATATTTTAGGAATGATAGACTATGAGTTATCATTAAATGCTAATAGTAAAGCTCATAAGAGTACTACAATCTTTATAGTAAATCCGATCAGTGCCATAGCATTAATTCCATATATAGTCTACTCAGCAAAATACTTTAAGCTGATCAATGATATATCTGTAGACTTTGTAGAATCCAATGTCGGATTTTTTAATCATTCAACCAGAATTGCTGGTTATAGTAAACTATTTCCTGAAGTGCTTGTATATGATACAAGTGCTGATATCATAATAGATGATCAAGTAACGAACGCTGCGGATATCCGCAATATGGTAATTGATAGAAATGCAGTTAAGATTGTAATTAATAATCAATTTGATCGCATATTCAATAATGTGGATATGTGTAATTTATCTAATACTAAGTATAAAGTTATTAATACTGATGAATACTGGGCAAACTGGTCAATGTATTCATTTAAACGATTCTTAAATAAGAATGTTTTTAAAGGTTCTGAGTTTAAACCAGCTCATATTAGAAAGCTCTATAACAATATTGGTCTTAATAAAGATTATGAATACCCAATATCTTCAGTTATCGCTGCAGAGTTAGCTAAAGGTCTCCGTGAGCTAATCTCTACAATAGAAACTGTAATCAGACCAGAGTATGATGGGACGGCGATCACTATAGACGAGCTTATCAATGATATAAACATAGTAGAGTTTATGACATATCTGTTAGGTGAAAATATAAATATTGAAGAGAATATACTTAATAAGCATATGACTCTTAAACCCGTTGAAAAACCTAGATATTCAAATGACTTACCAGATAATTTAAGCAGCGTGCCGCTTTATAATGATCTTGATTCTTTAATTGGTCTTGAAGATATCAAAGATCAAGTTCATAAGCTAATCAATTATTTTGCGATAAAGAAATATCGTAGTGCAAAAACTAAAAACACTACAGAAGAATCATTGTCTATGATATTCACTGGTAATCCTGGGACAGCTAAGACTACAGTAGCTAAGTTCTTAGGTGCTGAATTGTTTAAGCATGGTGTGCTTAAGACAAATAGTTTTGTTGTAGCAACACGAGCAGATCTCTGTGGCAAATACGTTGGTTATACAGCGCAGATGACAAATGATATGTTTGCTAAAGCTAAAGGAGGTATTTTGTTTATAGATGAAGCATATGCGCTGAGTGATAGTGAGTTCAAAGGTGACTATGGTTACGAAGCCATCAATCAATTAGTAAATCTGATGGATGAAAATCGTGATACTATGGTAATCTTTGCTGGATATCCTAAGGAGATGGATAACTTTATCAATAGCAATCCAGGCTTAGCATCCAGAATAGGATTCCACTTAAAGTTCAATAACTATACGGATGATGAGCTTATTAGCATTCTCAATAAATTTGCGAAAGACAATAAATACGCAATCAAAGAAGAATGCTATGAATACATCAAAGAGATCATTGATAGGAATAAAGATAGTAAGAACTTTGGTAATGGTCGCTTTATGAGAAACATGTTTGACAAGGCTATTATTAATCAGGGTAATCGATTGGCTTTAGAGTGTAAGATGGACTTTGCATCTCTTAGTGATAACCAGTTAAATACCTTGATTCCTGAGGATTTTCATGAAGTGAATATCTATCAGGGTGAGATTAAGAAATCTATAGGATTCTAATTTAAGGAGTTGAGTATCTTGTTAGGGAATCGAAAATTTTCATTCAGATTAACATGTACGGAACGAGATGAAGTACTTAGAGAGTTTATTAAGTTTAGAGAAAAGAATGGTTGGTCTAGACCTAAACGATATGAGTTTAATAAAGTATATGAAGGTCTTAGACGTGTATACTTCTATACTGAGGATAAGATTGAGTTCGATGAATGTAAGGAGTATATCAATAATTATATCGAATTATATATTAAGCCTAAGAGAACACCAGAGCTTTATAGCAACAACTATAAACTGAATAGACCTAGAAACAGATATACAGTAAACAGAATGCTCAGAGTAAATAAAGCTATTCTTTGTAGAATAGCTTTAATTCTTCTTAGACATCCAAATCTGCTTGGATATGAACCTGTAAGGTTATATGTAACCGAACCAGAACACACTATAATTAAAAAGATTCTTAGCGGTTCAATAAACGCTGCTGTAAAGGATAAACGTGCAGTAACCTGTAAGGTTAATAAAGACACTAATATTTGCATTAAGGAGGATATTTTAGAGAAAATTATCTTAGATGCTATATCTAAGAATGAATCAGCGTCTATCGTGGTAAATGATATTCTAGAAAAATATTATAATACTAAGGAGTAGACTATAAAGTATATGCTATATAAGCATATATGAGGTAAATAAGTTATCCATAACACTTTTAATCCGCAGAAATTATATCCTGAGTGAGAGAGTAGAGAAATCTACTCTCTCATATCAATTTCTAAGGAGATGTTTTTTATGAAGGGAATAGAAGAATTCTTGTTTAATACCTTTCCGAGTGCAAGATATGCCTCGGGTAAGAGTGAGATTGTAATACGTTGTCCGTTCTGTGGAGACTCTAAAGATCCTAAGAATGCACATTTGTATATATCTATAGCTAAAGATAAACCACATTATTTTCATTGCTTTAAGTGTAATGAATCTGGTATTCTTAATTCTAAGACATTAAGAAGAATGTCAGTCTACGATGTAGAGGCTTCTATACAACTAGATGAATACAATAAGAAAGTTGCTAGTAAGATTCCATCTAAGGGTAAGTATCTAAAGTACTTTCTAAGAAATGATAGAATCAGAGATAATGAATTGTCTCTAGCAAAGCTTAAGTATATAAATCATCGTCTAGGAATCAATCTTACATATCAAGATTGCCTAGATAATAAGATCGTTTTAAATCTATATGATTTACTGAATTCTAATAAGATCAGTAAGCTTACTAGACATCCAAATATCGTTAACCAACTAGATGAATGCTTTATAGGATTCATCTCTATGGATAATAACTTTGTCACATTAAGAAACATAGTATCTTCTGGGAAGGTTCATGAGTCTATAGATAGACGGTATACTGAGTATAATATATTTGGTGCTAATGATAATTCTCATAAAGGATATTGTATACCAACAACGATTGATACTTTGAATCCAAATCCAATTAGAATCCATATCTCTGAAGGAGTATTTGATATACTATCAGTATTCTATAATCTTAATAATGGAAATAAGTATCAGTCTATATACTATGCTATGTGTGGTAAAAACTATGAAGATAAGCTCATGATGTTTATTACAGACTATGGGTTTATCAATGTAGAGTATCATATCTATATAGATAATGATATTCAGAATTATATCATAGATAATCTAAGACGTATATCTAGAGCTTTAAAGATCAATGTCTATATTCACCAAAATAGGTATAATGGTGAAAAGGACTTTGGAGTTAAACGGTCTAAAATACATGATTATGTGTATATACTCTGAGATGGATGAAAATCCATCTCATTTATTTTTTGTCAACATCGATAATAATACCGAGTAAGGGGTGAATAAGAATAATGGCCGGTAAATTTCTCGATAAAACGTATAAAAATACTATTAGCTCCTTAGTAGATGGGGCTAATGAACGACTTAAAAACCCGTATTACTTATACACTGATAAACAAGCCACTATAGTAACCTACTATAATGCTAATATAGATGAAACAACAACAGATCAAGATTCGAATCAAATGTACTCATATACTGATGGAGATGCACCATTGCGGTTTAATAAGATATTAAACGCATATGTCTATGGTATTAATAGAGTCGAAACTGATCTGCAGATGGAAGAATTTGGCCTTGAATCTACAGATATCGAAGGTGAAGCGTATGTTCTTCCAAATACATTTACACCATATCCACAAGACTATTTCACTATAGACTATCTTGAGAAGTATCGAATGATATTCAAAGTCAAAACTGTTACTATGGATACGTTTGAAAATGGTGCTAACTTCTGGAAGATAGAATATAGACTCTCCATTGCAGATGCTGCGGATGATAGACTTGAGAGTCAAGTTGTAAACACATATGTCATGAATATCAAAACAGTTGGTACTAATCTTAATCCTATTATAGAGAAATCATCCTATGATCTCATAGAAGAATTAGAGACTGTATTGACTGATATGAAGAACTACTATCAAGATCTATTCTTTAAGAATAGATTACAGACTTTTATCTATGAATATGATGGTAGAAACTTCTATGATGCGTATATGATTGAGTTTCTAAAGAGAAATAATATACTATCCGGATCTGATCAGTATGTCTATGTTGAACATGCTGTGCCGATAAATAGAACGTTCTCTATAGACTATGCAAATACATTCTTCCATAGTCTAGAAGCTAAACGTAATATTGTAGCGCCATGTGCTTATGCTACTATGGTCACATCTAAAGCCACTTTATTATATCAACGACCAGAAGACTACTATGAAATCACATATAGAGAAATTTGTCCTACAGCGTATCCTATAGAGACTGTAGAGCCAGATTTACTCAATATGATCAACGATGGTGTAGAGTATGCTTCTGATAATCCTTTAAGATATAATAATATTATCATCAGATACTTATCAGACAAAGACATGCCGACTGATGTAATTGATATTATACGTGGGATGTCTTTTGAGCCAAATATGAAAATGTTTTATGCTATTCCTGAGATCATATATGTCCTAGAAAGGTACATTAAACAGATCCTTAAAAAGTAGTGCTGTAAACATTATAATAATCCTATAAAGGAGGTTCTAAGATGACTGGATTAGATCAAATTCTTAGAGAAGAAATGATCGAAGAAGACGTTCAAGATATCATGCATATGGATAATGATATTATTGACGGATTCTACCCATATGAAGATGAGGATTTCTGTAATGCTATTCTATCCGATGAGTTAGATAATACTATAGAAAAGCCTGAAAACCATACTAATATAAATTTAGATAAAAATATCGCTGATGAAGTGGAGGATACAACCAATGACATTTGATGACAACTATGAAGACATTGCTGTATCAGAATTTCTCACCGAAGAAACTAGCAAGGTCGATGAAGATATTCAAGAAGTAGAAGATGCTTCTGAAGATATTACTGCTGGTCATTCTATTACAGATGGCGATATGATTGATGCTGTGGCGTTAGATGATGCTCCGCAGAAAATTGACCCAGATGTTGCCGATATGGTAGACGACAGTGAAGAAGACCCAGTAAAAGCATTAAATCGTTCTGTAGGTGATCCGACAGATGCTGATTATGTAGATAAATATCCAGAACTTCATAATGAAGATCCTACAGACCCAGCAGAGATGGGAGAAGATCTTACAGAAGATGATATGCTTAATGCAGTAGATGAAAGCTGCTTAGACGGCTTTACAATTGAAGCTATTATGGAGGGACTACAAGAAAATGAGCAAGAAGAAGGTTAGTATCAAAGCACAACGCCCTATTTCTTTTGAAAGTGGCGTAGTATTTCGTGGTGACTACACAGGTGAGGTAGACATTAAAACGATTCGTCGTTGTATTATGCAGAAAGCTATTGTAGAAGAAATCTTCTCTAATGGTACTAAACTGACATTGGATTTGTCTAACTACAATACTGAAAATGACCCGAAAGTAATTGCTGCAAAGAAAGCTGAAGAAGAAGCAGCTAAGAAGAAAGCAGCAGAAGAAGCTGCAGCAAAAGCCAAAGCGGAAGCAGAAGCTAAGGCTAAGGCAGAAGCCGAAGCAAAGGCTAAAGCTGAAAAAGAAGCAGAAGAAAAACGTATTGCTGAAGAAGCAGCTAAGAAAGTTGCCGAAGAAGAAGCAGCTCGTAAACAGAAAGCTACTGAAGCTAAAGCTCAGATTGATGCTAATAAAAAGAAATAATATAGCTGGAGTAGACTGTAAAGTCTACTCCGGAATTATTATCTTTAGAATACAGGATCGGTAAGTCTAGCATCAGGTAATGATAAGGTTAAGCAATACAAAGACTGTACACCTTCTTTAGATATTTCCATTACCGTTTCTCCACCTAATCCGATATAATGTATCTTAGAATTAAGCTGTTTTTCTAACTCAGCATTTGCTTCATCACTATATATACCTTTAACGGTAACCTGGTCACCATCATAGTCACCGCCGATACTCGGAAGGTATCCATTACACATATTCAGTGTGTCTACAAACTTATTTGAAGTATTAGTTAACAGATCTTCTTTTCTAATCTTAGGATACTTAGGATATACAACGTCTTCGGAACCAAAAGCACCAGAGACTACCATATACTCAGTATCTATTGTAGATGCTACTCTAATCCTAGTTGGGAACTGATTATAGAAGCTATCTATAGGATAACGGGTAATCAAGATATGCTTATTTGTAGTAATCTCAACAGCTGCTTGATAGAAAATGTCACACCATGTCAATGGTCTATCTATAATAGCAGCTTGTAGTTTCTGTGTTGTAGATTCTTTACCGCCACGACCACGGAATTTGAGATATCCTTTTACTTTGGGGTTATCAAATGGCACTTCTATAGGAATAAATCGATTAGATATACCATGGACAAATCTATCTAATTCTTTCTTGATTCTATCATCAGAGAAAGTAATCTGATAGTTTATGATATTTAAATTCTCAGGATTTACTCCTTTAGGGAGATTTTCAAATACAACGTTATTCAGTTTAGCATTTTCTAAACTAGAGAAGTTGTTTTCAAAGAATCGTCGAATAGCAAATATCATAAATGGTAAAAAGTTTACACAAATAGATGCTAATGGTACTAACGTGTAGTCCATATCTACATCTAAATCATCTAAGTCCTCCACTTTTAGTTCAGGAGCAGAGATAACTAGACGAGAAGAGTAGTCTGTAGTCTTAGATATATTAGCTCTACGGATAATACCAAGCTTACCAGGCATACCAACACCAGCGCCTTGCATGTCAGGATTGCCAGAGCCAAAGTAGTTATATAAAGATAATAATAGTTCTTGCATTCTACCCATCTGAGCATTGATTAACGTTAATCCATACTCACTAGATTCTCTAATAGATCTAGAGCAGATAATGATATTATTATAGAGCTTATTGATATCACCAACACCCATCTTACCATTTTCAGTATTCACGTCACGATAGAATGCTGGGATTACTAAGAATTTATCTACAAAGAGATTATTCTTATTTTTGTTTAAGAAAGTTATAATTCGTTCACGTACTACGGAGTCTGTACGTTTGATCTTAATCTTAGATATATTCTTTTCTAAGAATGATAACCCAGTTTCCCCCTCAGGATCTTCTATTATAGTTCCACTAGAGTCTATTTTATATGAACCAACACCGTGAACTATAGATTTTATATTACGATCTACGGATGACCATATCTTATAGACTAGTGGATGAAGAAACTTACCGCCAAGATTAATATAACCAAATCGAGATGCACGTTCTTCTCTAGTAATACCAAAGATCTCATTAGATAATAACCCATCACTTGTAGGCATCTTATTTGCATTAAAGAATATTGGATTTGATATTTCTTGTATATCATTAATCTTAATGAACTCATCCATATTCAATAAGCCCTTAAGATTAAACATTTCACTTCTATCTTTATAGAAATTTAGATCATCAGATTCTAATAGCATAGCATCTGTGTCTAATATTTCACTAAGAAGATACTTATCTTCTATATTTAATCTAGATCCCATATTTGTATAATCCCTCCTCACTTTTAATTATTAAAATGTGATGCATCCTTACTATTGCTAGTAAGGATGGATTTCTACAATGACAGAATCTTGTTTCTTCATCTTATTTACTTTAAGCTTATACTGTTTACCATGTATAGTAGTGCTTTGGAGTTTAAGATCGTTAGCAATAAACTCTTTAGCTTTATCATCATTAGGGGTTACAATATACTGAACCTTTTGACGAGTCTGTTTTATCTCAACATCAGCGTTCATATTATGAGTAATAATATCATGAATTGCGATGTTTGTTGTAAAGTTCTTTACTAAATCTTTAGGCTCTTTAAAGCCTAAATTTTTAATGAATTCAGCATTGTCCACTAGTAGCCTCCTTCGAGAGCATCTTCCAAATCTTCCATGCTAATATTACTTAGTGCAGAAGTTGGTTGCGGTGGTTTTCTGCCTCTACCTATAAATCGTCTATTACCACCATTTAGTCGTCGTTCTTGAATCGCCTTTTCTTTTTTCTCATCATCAGCTTCTTTTTGGCGACGTTTAGCTTCATTAACCGATATATAGTATAAGTAATTTATAACCCCAATAGGGGCATCGATTAGATCTAAGAGATTTAATCTACCCCTATTAGAATCACAAACAAATTTACATAGATCGATTAATCTGCTAAGAGAGTCAGCTGATGACGCATAAAAACCAAAGACATCGGATTTTCAATATTTTCCTTAGGGAGAACTGTACCGCAGCGAGAACATTTATGCTCAGGAATATGATATGTGATTTGAATATCATTATTTGCTGCGGCAAGTTTATCTACAGCTCCGTTAAGAATCTGGAACTCTTCAGAGCTTAAAGAGCTAATGATCTTATAATATACACGGAATTTATTCTTAACCGTCTTACGAATATCATTCTGAACCGGTTGAGTATCTACAGCAATAAGCTCATTGGTCTGTCTATTAATGACATAGATATTCGTAATAAAGGATATAATGCTAATAATAGTAGCATACTTGAGCATATTATCATTATTATACAATACACGGTTTTCGAAGTTCATTGTATAGATAGATGGTTGTCTCAGCGTAACAGCATAGTTTTCAGAGATCTGTACGAACTTCTCTTCTACCGTAGACTTAGAAGTTGTATCACTGTTAAGCAAAGATTCCACTAAAGATTTAGTGCTATCATTACCAAGGGTATACATTTCACTGATATCATATTTATTAAGCTCTGTATTGTGACACTTATTGCACAAGAATGGAATATAGTTTGTAGATTCAAAGCTTGCTTTATACAATGCAAAATAGATATGATTGATATCTTGATAATTGATAGTCTTTAACCATTGTTCCATAGTCGCTGGTTTATTTTTATCAATAAGATGCTTAAAGACAAGACCAAAGATACGTACAAAATCATTTACCGTAAGCATATCTTTAGCAAATATCGGAGTCAAAATAGCAATTTCAGACCCAGATAAACTGCTTACAGTGATAGCTTTCTTAGAGTACGGTAATACCCATTCAGAAGTATATTCTTGTTTTTCTTTTCCAGTAATGGATAGCAACTTAGAATACGCAACTGGTTTGGTTTTAACTTTGAATTCTCTAAAATTAATCTTATTCTTAATAGGATTAAGGTCTACGCCTTCTTCTTTAATCAGTTCTTTAAAACGTTTCTGAGTTTCTTTCTGACGTTCATCTGCAGACAATCCTTCATAAAGATCATCTACAGTATTATCTTCTTCTTTAAGCTCAACAGTATCATCTTGTGTTTCTTCTTGAGCTTCTGTTGGCTGTTCTACAAATCCTTCTTCAGAGTCGTTGTCTTCTAATTCATCATCATCTAATAAGAAGTCTTTTTCAAATTCCTCAGCAGGTGGAAGTACTTCACCAGTATCTTCTTCAAGATCAAAATCATCATCAATATCTTCAGCTTCAGATTTTAAGAGCTTTTCTCCAGCTTCTTTAATCTTGCTTTCTTCTTCAGCTTTACGATCAAGATTATCTTGAATGATTTCTCGACCTTTTTCAATGATAGGTTTCAAATCTTCTTTAGTACGTTCAATAGCAATATCTAAGCGTTCCATAGCTTTATCCATTTCGGGTTTATAATCTTGAATGGGTTCTCCTTTAGGAACTCCGATTTGTGCAACAGATACACGTTGCAGTCTATTTCCAGCCTGTTCAAGATCTGTCGAAGATAAGCCCTGAACTCGTTTTATACTTGGTTTCTTTTCTTCTGTATTTACTGCTGGAATCTCATTTTCAGCTTTCTTTTTACTCATCAGATCTTTAAGAGATAATTTTTTATCTTCTTTTTCTGTAGTCTGCTGAGTTACTTCTTTTTCATTATCCATAGATTAACTTGACCTCCATTAATATAAACTACTTATAGATTGTAATTCAGTATTATAATTTAGCTGGTAAGGAGTACCATCTAAGGTTATATTGATATTGAGAATCTTTTGAGTTTCATCTCTATCAATATCGACACTAACCGTTTCAAATCCTGGAAGATATGTGCTGATTTGTTCTTGAGCATTTGATTTCAAATCTTCAATATCCTCATCAGTACCATATCGATAGTTTTTAACTAAACCAATACCCATATCAGGATTAGACTGATATGTGCCTGGGTTTAATAAGAATAGTCTAACTAGAAGTGTATATACAGCTTTAGCACCCTCAAGCAATTCTGGCTTGTTAATAGGGTTTATACTAAAGACATAATCATCACCTAATGCGGGATAAGGCATAATAACTCACCTCTTTCAAGTGGTCTGAGTTTATTAGTACGTTACTTAATTACAGAAATACACATATTTGAGATTGATAGAATAAATTTCGTCCTGTTGTCCGGTTCGTCCGGTGAATTTAAAGGGTATATCTATATATCTATTATATATAAAAAGCGGACAAGATTTTTCATAAGAAAGTATCTCGGGCAACATCATGATAATTATACATAGAAAGGGTGATTTACGGTAATGGCTAAGAAATATAATTGCCCGTTTTGTGATTATCGTAATACAAGCGATAATCTTATTCGCCATATAGATAAAAAACACCAAGAAGATCTTCCTGAGGGGTATACTGCGGGGAGAATGGTATTTAATATAAGAAATAAAAGAGATCATGGTACTTGCTTGATTTGTAAACGAGAAACTGAATGGAATGAGAATACACAACGTTACAATTCGTTATGTGGAAGAAAAGAATGCCATGATAAGTATGTATCTAGATTTGAAAAGAATATGATTAAAGTCTATAAGAAGCCTAGATTATTAGATGATGAATTTCAACAAGAAAAGATGTTGTCTCATAGAAGAATATCTGGTACTTATAGATTTAGTACTGGTGGTACAGCCACATATACTGGTAAGTTTGAGCAGAAAGCTTTAGAGTTTTTAGATAAAGTAATGGGTGTTAAAGTCTATGAGCTTATGGTTCCAGGACCAGTATTGGAGTATACTGATGAAGATGGTACCACGAGAAAGTATATTCCTGATATATATTGGATAGATCTTAATCTTCTCATTGAGGTTAAAGATGGCGGGTCTAATCCTAATAGAAGAAATATGCCAGAGTATAGATCTAAACAGATGGCTAAAGAGAAGATGATTACTGATCGTGGTACGTTTAATTATCTTAGACTGACTAACAATAACTTTGCTCAGCTATTAGAGATAGTCGCTGAGATTAAAGAGAAAGCAATGAATGATGATTCTTCTCCGGTGATTAGAATTAATGAATCAAGTAAACTAGATGAAGTCGGTCCTGTAGGTGGAATGCCACCAAACTATACACAATCTGGATATCTTATCTATAAAGGATATGATGGTCTTAAAGATGATAACGATCTTCCGGTAGAAAGAAGTGTATTCTTATCTAATGATATTATTTCTGATAAGATTATTGGTAAGGATAAGAATAATAAGCTTAAACAATATCCAAAGGATACTGTAGAAGAATCTGATATTAAGATCTATAAATTTTTAGGATCTTATAAGAAGTTTCTTGAAGTAGCATCTAAAGAAAGTTTAAAAGAATCTTTCTATGAAGCATTAAGTGGTCATAAAGAATATTCTAAAGATCAGATAGATTATGATCCACTATTCTCTGAAGTAAATCTCAATAAATATCTATCTAGTATCTATGAAGAAGTTACTAGTATTAGATCTATGATGGAATATAATCCAGTTCTCCCAGTAATGGATAAAGATGATATCCAAAAGATGAAAACTGCACTAGAAGGTTATGAAGATAAGCTTTCTATTGCTGAAGATAAAGATGGATATTTTATGTATAATAAGAAGACTGGTAAGAGAACTAAGTCTGTTAAAGACATAGCTCTTCTCAAAGCCAAGGATACTACGTTATTACAAGAATCATTCTTCTATAGAAATATTAGGGTTCCCAGTATAGAGTTTTTAGAAGAAAAGACTAGTATAAAAAATGATTATGAATCTGCTAAGGAAATAATGGATAGTCTTTCTAAAGAAGATTTGAAATTAACTGATATGGATCATGAATATAGAGACGTTAAAGTCTTATATAGATATATCTATAGATCTGGAAATAGTCCTATTGGGTTTATAGATGTTTATCCTTTGAATGGTAAACAGGATCGAGGATTTATTCTTCTAGCTGTTAAAGATGGCTATCGTAATAAAGGCATAGCATCTGCGATGATCAGCAAAGCTTTAGACTATGCTATAGATAATAATATGAAATATCTTGAATGGCGTTGTAATAAAGCAAATGAATCATCATATAAGTCAGCAATAAAAAATGGATTTAAACTGATAAGAGAGACTAAAGGACAGTATATCTTAAGATTTAACGTAGAATCCTTGTCTGAAGCAGCAGATGATAATATTCAATACTCTGATTCTGAAATTGAATTAGCTAAGGAGTATAATATCACTTCAAATAATACAATGATATATCCTGTAGAAACAGAAACTGAATTAGAAGAATTATGGGATGAATACAATAGTCAATCATCTAACGTGAAAGATGATTGTAATGCAATGTCTATGAGACTATTCCATAGAACTTGTGAGCAATTGTATTATAAGCTCAAACATGATTTTCTTGTTAAACCATCTAAGCCTACATATCATGCTATCTATCGAGGTATTAGAGAAGATGCTATTCCCGATATGGATAAGACTATACACACTAATAGTCTAATGGGTAATACATTTGCTTTTGTTAGTGATATGCCATACTTTACACCAGATGAGCTTAAGAGACTAAACTTTGTACCAGATGATAGTATCAAGAAGTGGTATGATGAGTATAATAAACTATTCACTACAGGGACCGTATCTGGGCTGTTTACTAAGCTAAACAAAGAAAGAATTGAAAAGCTTCATAAGGCTAAAACTAAAGATGAAAAACTATCTTTAGCATGGAATCCCGAAGTAGCATTTACTCCAAAGATCAGAGTTTCTATAGATAAGAAAATTAATGAAGCTATGAGAATGAGTATAGTACAAGAATCTACTTTACCATACTCTGTAGACAAACATGGTAATCTTATTATAAAGAAATTCTGGAATAAGAAAGATGCTTATACAACTTATGAACAGATCTATCAAGAGCTTCATAAGAACTTAGTAGCATATGACAAACATAAAGCATATACTCTTATGGAGTTTGAAATGATTAAACTTTATGATCTTAAGTCTAGAGTTGATGAAGAGTATATGAATGATAAGAATAATGAAAAGATTAAGAATCTTAGATCTAGAATTATGAATGATTATGATAAATATCTAGACATAGTTCTTGCTCATAATAAAAAATTCAATATTCGTCAAAGATATATAAATTCTTCATTGAACAAAGATACTATTAAGATTAATAATCCAACAATAAAAGCTACAAAGAATGCTCTTAAAGCTTTAAAGAATCTTATTATATAAAACACTCCAGATACCAGTAATGGTATCTGGATTACATTTTATTAATTCATATTAGGAGGGATATTTTATGAATATGAAGCATAAAGCCCCATTTTACATGGGGGGGGGGTATCGGAACTGAACTAAGAGAGTTCGACCTCCAAAGATTTGCTAACGTTTCTAATCCTTATACAGATGAACTTGAAGAGGATTTAGAAATATCTAGCTTTATAGATAAAGCTTTAGTAAACTTATCATATTATGCTAGAGATAATATAGCAAATTATGAGTCATATGTTTATATCCTGCACTGCTTTAACTAGTTTAGATTTGTCTAATTTTAATACTAGTAAAGTGACTGATATGGGTGATATGTTTGAAAATTGCTATGCTTTAACTAGTTTAGACTT